TTAGATGACAGGGCAGCTATCAAACTCTCCCGATCGTGCATCATTGATGATGTAAGTGATCACCCCAAATACTGGCGAAGTCACATTGTAGTCCCCCTCTGCTCCTGGTATTTCTTCTCGCCTACCGTTCTCCAGATTCACTAGGTGTGGCCTCGGGTGTGAGCGGAAGCGTTTTATCTTTAGCTCACCATCTAACCTACAGATGAGCAGAGAGCCATCGCAAGGTATCAGGGAGCTATCTACCACTAGCAAGGCACCATTCATGATGCCTTCTCTCCAGTATGTCTGCCCTGCTCTCATGAAGTATGTAGCTGATGGATGCTCAATAAATTTCTCGTCTAGCGATATGTGGCGCTCAACGTAGTCCGCTGCCGGAGAAGGGAAGCCCATAGTTACCTCTATCTACTATTGACACTGGATAAAAACACAGTATATATACTGTATATCCAACCAGTAAAGGGAGAAGGTAAAAATGTTTGTTGAGCTGGTTTATGACAAGAGAAACGTTGCCGGGTTGCCAGGTGCAAGTAACATCATTCTGGCCGAATTGACGAAGCGGGTGCACCGGATTTTTCCTGATGCTGAGGTGAGGGTGAAGCCAATGCAGGCTAACGCCTTAAACAGCGACTGCACCAAAACTGAGAAAGAACGGCTGAACCGCATGCTGGAAGAAATGTTTGAAGAATCTGATATGTGGCTGGTTTCAGAATAAGAGCATTGTTTTGTCATATTGCATATGTAGGAACCGCACCGGCGGGCAATCATTCAATACTCGCACGATCGAACGATCGCCAGCCAGCCGCAACCGTAGTCTTGCATACGGTGTGGTTGCGGCAACTTATTCCTTTAACACCGCAATTTCTGGCTTAAACTAAATAATGAACATTCCACCTCAATAAATGTCTAAGAAAGGAATCCTATGACTAAAAAGAAGCCTTATGATCACCAATCTGATATTAGTATTATCCATAACTGCCATTTCCCTGTGTGTAATAACGTTTGCATTAATTAAAATTGGAATTGGATTATCAAACAATCCAGATAAAAGCGATAGCTAAGCACTTGTATGGGCCAACCGCCCCCGTTCTTCCATACGGTGCGGTTGCGGCACCATGTGTGTTATGCGCATTTACTGGTCACTATGGTGTCAGTAACACCAGCGGATGCTTTTTTGAGCGCACGATTGAATGCAATAACAGTAACAGGATTTTTCTTCGCTTTAACACGGTTTGAATGGCTCTGGAACACATAAACATCATCAGGATATGCTTCTCTTCGCCTCCTGATTAGGCTCCTCACAGGAGATGGAGCTAACACTCTCACCTCCTTTAATCGCCCTCTCTGTTTGAAAGTAAGCCATTCGCCGGAAAGGTCGCTATAGTGAAGCCTGATTATTCTACCAACCCCTACCGGCAGGTAGTAAAGACAGCCCCATAAATCAGACCAGGTATCACTGATGCTTCTTAGCCTGGCATTTATCACGGCAAATTCATAAAAGGTCAGCACACCCCGTCCTTTTCTCCATTGGTGTAAATATCCTTATAATTATTACGTACCTATTTCAAAGATCCAGTTATTTTAACAGATTGGCTGTACCAGTTGCTCAGCGGTTAACTTTGGTTGTCCTACTCTCCGATCCGACCTTCCGTGCCCGTAACTGCTAAACCGGCACGAATGCGTTCGACAATTAGTGCTCTTTCCACTTAAGTCTTTGTCATCATGACGCGAAAAGAAGAAATATTGTCAAGATGATAAATGGCCGTTATTGCAAAGGTTGGTTTAGGAGATGCGGTTCATCTTGCAAATTTTACATCCGGAGTTAACTGGCGGAGAACGCCTGACGGATACATCGAGCAATGGGGACAATCTGCGGTAGCGAACTCATCAACAGGGATTGCAGTCGCAACATTTCCTGTCCCTTTCCCGACCGAGTGCCTGACAGTGCCTGACAGTTCAAATTGGTGAAGTGACGAATACTCAGACCGGAAATTCGGGCGTGAAATCCTGGGGGGTGAGCCTGGACACTCTTACTAAGACGGGAGTATCAGGGGTTCTGGATGTAACAGGCTCCCCGGCTACTGGTGAGTTTTTCATTTACAGAGCTATCGGGAGATAGAATGAATATTTATAAATGGTCGGCCATTAATAATGCATTTTTCCCCGTCAGTTTGCTTGACAGTTACATGACGGCGGGTTGGAACTTATCTGATGCAATTGACATTCCTGATGATGTTTCAATGGAATATATGGGGGGCCCGCCTGATGGAATGATTCGAGTAGCTGGGGATGACGGGTTACCTGCATGGTCTGAAATCCCTCCAGCAACTCATGAAGAAGAAGTGGCTGCCGCTGAATCGCAAAAACAATTGTTAATTGACCAGGCCAATGCCCACATGAATAGTAAGCAGTGGCCTGGTAAAGCCGCGATTGGACGCCTGACGGGAGACGAACTGGCGCAGTACAATCTGTGGCTGGATTATCTGGACGCACTGGAGTCTATCGACTCCTCCAGCACACCGGATATTAACTGGCCTGCTCCACCTGAGGTGTAAACACCTCACCGTCACAGGTAAAGCCCGGCTGCACAAAGTCCGGGCATTCTACCCAAACCAATAATGGGTGAAAGCGACCAGCAGGATCGATATCCGTTATTTCAACTACAGTGTTGTTCTCTATTCTTGCCCACATATTTACCACCTGATAATAATTACACCGTTTCCACCTTTACCAGCGCGTCCGGCAACTGCCGGTGCGCCCAGCGCGGCTCCGGCACCTCCTCCACCTGGCCCATACGCATCAATTCCGTCATGTGTGGATGTATCAACAGCGCCTTGTCCTCCGGGGCCACCACCGCCACCACCAACGAAACTGGTCGAGAAAGAAGAACCAGGATTTCCTGGGCCAAGTGAAGTATTAAAATCGCCACCGATACCAACGCCGCAGGCTCCACCTGACGGAGTTGCACCGCCAGTCCCGCCTGTTGCTGACAAGATTGAACCGAATGAAGTAGTTCCACCATTAGTACCTGCAATATTGCTGGTTCCCGCCACTGGCGCGATACCACCATTACCAACTGTCAGGGTGACTGACTCTACTTCTGTAAGGTCAGTTAATTTTTCGGCGACACCGCCACCACCGCCACCTCCGCCTCCGGCAGCTCGTCCGCCAGAACCTCCGCCACCAATGACTTTCACGTAGCATTTTCTGCCTTTGCGTAACTCATCAGGCACAACCCAATTCACAACACCGGGAGCAGAAAAAACCACCATGTTTTTATAGCCAAAGGCTGACTCTTCCAAACCAAGGTTTGCGAGAGCCGTTGCAATCGCTTCTGGGCCATCTGATGCAATATCACCAAACGGATTCGAACGACTCAAAAGTAATGAACGAAGTGCGGTTAATAACTGATTGTGTTTCCCTTTATCCAGTTCCTCGCCGGATTCTTCTACCACCGCACAGAGTTCTTCCTGAAGCATGTCAAAATAATCATCGTCAAGATCGGTTGCCGGGGTTCCTGTCTGGGGGTTCCCTCGGGTAAAGCCGTTCTTGCCCGCGCCGAATTTATCTTTCTGCGCAGTTACTGTATCTATACGGTGCATGGGTTACTCCGGATATTTGAAAATTACATAGGTATGAGAAGGGCAAAGCTTATTGAGGACACACTCAACAACTGTGTCGCCCCATATTCTGATCGATGAATCACAGGGATCGTTGCAGGTCATCCAGGTTGTTTCTGTCGATGATGGCATATTGACCTGCCAGTAATACCGCCAGTCCGTGGAATACACCCCATCAGTACATTTTGAAGTGCAGGTAAACGTGCTTTTATCGTATCGCGTTATAGTCGCCCCAGGCTTTCCAAGAGCAACAAGCTGGGCCAGATAAAACGCCTCGTTAATCCCACCAGCCAGGTTAACTTTTCCATCAAGGCGTTGTTGGCGCTGACGTATTGTCTGGGTTCCGGATGGAATACATTCATCAGGTAAACCACAACATTTTTCCCAGCGGTTAATCAGTTCTGTAGTGGTACGCGGGTCGATCTCCAGCATCAATGAATCAGCGCGCCGATGCACTCTGAGTAATGAGGGGGCGGTCCCTTTTATCGCCACATCATCAACTGTCCAGGCTGGCCCTGGAGGAAGAAGCGCGGCGAGCAGGTGAATATAATCATCTTCATTCACTGCCACGTTACGCCTCCCAGAACGGCCAGTTCATTCTTCGCGATCGGCGTATCAGCCGCCGGCGCAATCAGTTTGTGGCTGTGCTCACCAGCAGCAATTGAGATGGCTTCATTGATGCGCGACAACTCGAGAACCCCATCAGGATAACCATCACGAAGGAGGAAAGAACGAAGTTCGGCCACTACTGCAGCTCGTGTTTCAGCATTGTCCGGATTCAGATCAATAGTGAAATCGATGGTTTTAGGTGTCGCTTTGAAAACATACAAATCAGAACCCGCCACAGGTGCCAGTGGTTCTATATGCGCCTGCGCGGCAGCTACAGTTGCGTCATCAAGTATCGGATTGATCAGGTCACTACTTGCGACCATCACACCAACAGTGCCTGTCCCCATCCAGTGGCGGTAAGTCCAGGCTCGAGTGATCCCGGGAACCTCTTTAGCCCAGACAATATAATCACCATCTGCGCCACCCTGTGGTGTCCAGTAGTAGCGCTCAAGAACTCTCGAACGCCACTCTTCAACATCCTCTACATCAACACCTCCCGCCAGCGTGTCAGCCATCCCGCCAGATGGCAGCCCATTAACCGGAGTGACAAGAGACAGCGAAGTGCCATCGTCCACATTTCCTGTAATGCCATTAACATTACAAATTATGGGTAGCCGTAATACTCCACCAGCACTTTTAGCATCGGCCGTCGCTGTGTACTGAACAAAATCATCACGCTGGATGATGGCCCCGGCTTTGACTGTCAGATTGTCAGCCACACCCTCCCATCGCATGAAACCAGCCGCTGCTGTTGCGGCCTTTCTCGGACACCGCTTCATGGCAGCATGACGGGCAAGCCATCCCTCATCACATAGATCTGGCAGCATATTCATTGCCAGATAATCGATGTACCCGTAAACCGTATGTAATGCCCCGGCATAGACTTTAGCCCTGACATCCTCATCCATCCGGCGAAGTTCATCATTGATATCCAGACGGGCAAAGAGATCGGTGCGTATCATGCTGATATTTTCAGCCAGTGTTGGCCGCTGGAATTCACTGTCCGCCATAAGTGATTACGCTCCATAAATCATTAAAGGAAATGGTAACCGGCCCGTCCCGGTGCCAGAGAACAATTTGATTACCGAGTTCGTTAATACCGGTTCGCTGAATATCAATGTCGATACGTGATACCACCCCATCATCAATCATCCACTGGAGTGCATCACGCAGATAAATTCGCGCCTTATTCACCAGGGCATTGGTCAATTTGCTGCGTTGTAAAAGCCACAGTTTTGAGCCGTAACGATCATTGGCAACAACGGGCCATGTATCGCCCCACCAGCCCATAGGGACATCAGCATTGTCATCCGGATCAGCACGACGATGTGTAAAAAGTGAAATAACCACAGCCCTTACCAGCGGATTCAGCGACGAACTGACGCTAACCCGCTTACCATTTACCGTAAGCCACAGTTCCATCATTCCCCCATCTGATTGGCCGGGGTATCAGTGTTGTTACCCTGCCCGTTTTCTCTGTGTTTATGACCGTTATAGACAATCCGCATCGCTGACATCGTCAGCCCGCCGGAATCACACAGATCCTTAATATGTCCCGTTGCTTCAATATCCATTTCAAAACGGGCTTTCGGGGCATTAACAAACCGGATTAAATTTCCGGCTCCGTCAACGATAATTCCAGAACGAGTGAGGTGTACCTTCTGTCCGAGGTCGTCATACAATGCGACTTCACCTTCTTCCAGTCCGCGAAGCCGGTACCGGCGATCAGCAACCGCAATCACAATGCCGTGTGATCTGTCACCATCTGGGAACAGAACCACGCCTTCAGCCCCCGGTTTCGCGTGAGAGGTAAACCCGTAATGCTCAAGATGTTCTATACCTGCTTTCGTCTGGGCACCGATAAGTTCAACATCTACCATCTGGCATTTACTGGCAGCATCAATACTTTTTACGACTGCGCGACCAATCAGACAAAGCACCTGCCTCTGTAAGCTTTGCATTACGCCCATCAGAACGGGTCCTCTTTGGCTTTTCGTTTTTTAGTACGTTTCTGCTTCTCATCTTCCGGTTCTGGAAGATAAGCATCCGGCGGCCCGACACGAAGTTCCGCTAATGTGCCGTTATTATCTTTGGTGAATGACACTTCAGAAATGAGCAGTTCGCGGTTATTGAATCCGCATACAGGGTCAAAAACGATGACACGCTGATTCGGTTGCCAGAGCGAGCCGTCACCCTGTCGCCAGCCCCAGACTACATAAGTGGTTTCGTCGGTACGTGCGGCACGTTGTCTGGCTTCAAACTCAGCGCGGGCTATACAGCTTGCGCCTGTTGATTGTCCTGTCTGTTGCACAACCATCGGACGATAACGCCCTATTCCTGCATCAGCAGTTTTTGACCTCAGAGCCGTAGTGGTTGCTGCCCCAAAATCATTATCATTCCCGGCACGCTGGCCGGAGACCTGATAAGTTGAAAAGCGGTCGCGGATACTTTTTTCGGTATCACAAGAAATAACGTTTTGCCCCAACACCAGGGCGGTATGCGCCCGCGTGGTACCCGGTACTCCGATAACCAGACGCCCTTTCGGATCGTCGTATGCCAGCGCCTGTTGCTGGCCAAGCATTTTATTGAGAACCTCAATGACCGTCTCACCGTGATCTGGCTGAACGCCCGGTATTGCCGCAGCAGGGGCCCCCGAATCCACGACAGATATGCCAAATGGTTTCGCCAGTGCAGCGGCAACCTGAACAAGCGATTGCCCGTTGAACTGGGTTGGTTCTGCGGAACAGTCAATAAGGTCGGCTGTCAGACTGCGACCGCTGATCCCGGTGCTGATTGACCTCGCGTCATAGCGAACCGGCGTCGATTCCACCCAGCCAGTAATGACCAGATCATCACCGATGAGGACTTCTACCTTGTCACCGTTTTTTACTTTTGGCTGCAACGAGTTAGAACCTTCACCACCAGGCCACTCGCGGGTAATTTCAACGCTGAAGTCGCGCGCGATGCGCTCAATACCTGCGCCTATGCGAACAGATGTCCAGCCACCCCATTCCCGTCCGTTAACACGTAGCGTTACGTTATCGTTCATCGTACAGGAACCCTCAACGGAGACACTGGAACGAAGCCAGGATGTGCCACAGCGTTACGCTTTACGATATCTGACTCGCGATCCGCATTATCAAACCATGTGGCAGCCAGAACCAGCGCGGGTGTAACCTCATCAGGTGTTCTTATGACGGTCTTTGACGCCTGAGTTAACCGGGTTTTAATATCGTTATTGAGATCAGATTTCACTCTGCGGAGCGCCAGAAAAAGACGATCATCAGTGATGCGGGATAGCTCTTTGTCGATGGCATCATTCAGTGTGTCACGTACATCGACTAACTCATCCCATGTTGGCAAATCGACAGAAACCGTTTCTTCCTGGGCATTATTCAATGCCGGATGCGATACAACCGGCCAGCCAGTTGTTTCCTGTGTGGCATCACGCGCAGGCGTTACCGATGCAGGTAATCTTGTCACCGTGTACGCGGCTTCACTGATTGCAGTCGTGCGGATCGCACTGGCAACATAATTGCTCTGTTGCGTTCTGTTTTTCGTCGTCGTGCTGTCAGTTTTCCAGACACCACGGGGAGCAAGATCACTCCCCAATGTGATACCTGAGAAATTTTTAATCATGGTGTAAAGATCGCTGGCATTACCTGTCAGGCGATTGCCGGCGCGCCACATCGTCTGAAGTTGTTCAATGAACCCCTTACCTGATGATGGCGGAGGCAATAACACAGAAATATCGCCCTGCAATAATCGGGCAGCAGAAGAAATACCAGAATCAACCATCGCCATTTTATCTGATACAAAACCGAGCATACTCTTTGCATCATCTAATACACCGCCCTGAACAAAGTCTGGCATGCCATCCATACCAAACCGATCAAAGCTATCGCTGATACAGTCATCTAATGCTGAGCAGGATGAAACCAGTGTATTTGCCGTTGCAGTGCCAGCCGTTGGATATGAAAGTTCCCCTGCCTCAACGAACCGCAGATCGAAGCGCACCATGCGCCCTTCACTGCTTGCGGTGCTGACATTAATCTCTCCGTCAACACAGACACTGATTTCCCCATAGGTCGGATGTACCAGCGTACCCGGTCCCGGTTTGTTCAGTGCCTCAATAAGTCTGTCACGTTGATCAAAGCAGTCATCTCCGATCACATAGGCGGTGATGCCAGGACGCAGCGTTACCCTTCCTAAGTCCTCGCTATAAGGTTTATCGCGGTTTGGGTATTCATGCGTTTCAACCCGACGTCCTACCGGGGCCCCTTCATCTTCTACCTTGAACGGAACGCCGCGAAACGACGCTTCAACCAGTCTGTCTTTCCACGCCATATAAACTCCGGGCAATAAAAAACCCGCCAAGCGGGTTTTTTATTTGATAACAAATAATTAAAGGATGTTTCTTATTTCAAATAAACATCTACCACATACATTGAACCAGCCTTCATGAATATCGAGTTTGCATTTTCATCATGAGACTCGAATTTCTGAACTTCATTAAACTTTACAAGTTTATTTTTAAAGATACTTTGTTCGCTTCCAGTGAGATATGACCACGCATTTCCAGCGAGGTCTACTTTGCTATGACTCAAACCACTATCCAAACCGAAGAACCACAATTTTATTTTTTTAGGGCATGACGGATTATATATCGTTATATAAAACTGAGGGATATATTCATCACGAATTTTTTCATCCTGCAATTCTTCCCTGGTTGCATTTTTTATAAATTCATACTGAAGTTTTGTAATCCCATCTTCTTTTTCAATTGTTTTTTTCTCAGGTTTTACACCGACTGAAGCGACAAGGTCTTTTTCATCGTAATGCTGAAAACACTGATTAGCTAACGAACCTGTAGACCATAAAGCAATTACAAAGCAAAATAATATCCTCATGTTTTGATCACCTCTCCGATTGCTTTCGTGATGGGAGATTATAACCAAAATCCACATTCATCCAAGATGAAGTTAACGATTGTAGCTCCAACCTGACAAACTGGTATAGCCGACATCATATTTTATACCCGGTGATGCAGGACCTTTCTGATCAACAGTCATACCTGGAGGGGCATTTTTAAAACTTACGTTCAGGTCAATTTTATCTTTTGTTGAAGTTGTGTTGCGATTAATTCCTTTCTCATAGTCCTGCATTGATTGTTTGTTAAAGAATGGGGTCCAGTCTGACGCAAAGAAAAGACCATTGTTTTTCATCCAGTCACCTGCGGATGTTTTGCCAATGGTCGATTCCATCACTCCTTCAACTGGCGCATAGAGTGCGGCAGCCATTCCTAGTTTACCAAGCATTCCCATCTTATTGCTGGCAGTGACTGATTCAGCACCAACGGTCCTGATAGAGCCAACTATTGAAGTCAGCCATGAACCTGCTATATATGCAGCAATACCAGCAAGAGCTATTTTCCAACCATCTGTTGTGCTTGTCAGCACTTCAATTTTATCCAAGATCTTTGTAATTACTGGTCCAAACTTATCCCAATTGGCAATGACATAACCAATCCCGATCGCGGCCAGTCTAAGGAATGCCCCCATAGGAGACATCTTCATCGCTCCACCTACAATCCCTAAAGCCTGGCTTACACCTATCGCAGCCAATTTAAGTCCAACAAAACCAGCTACAGCACCAACAATACCCCGTATAAATCGCGGATTTTTTGCAGCAAAGTTACTGAATTTTTCAGTCATATCGCCAAGCCATGTAACCAGTTTTTTTGCATCGTCAGAAAACGCACCACCAATAGCGGCAAGACCATTAATTGCTGTGCCTGTCAATGCCTCCCAGAGGTTGGTTAATGTCCCCAGTTGCGCTTCAACGCGCTGATTTAGATTAGCCTGCTTCTGCATTTTTTTAACTACTTCGTCGTAACCATCTTTTCCTTTGTCGATCAGAGCATTCACAACCTGAAGTGTCTCTGCATCATCACCAAAAATTCCTGTAAGAATCTTTGTTCGTCTTACATCGGAAAGACCACGAAGTTTGGAAAGTTGAGTAAATATGTTCTCAAGCCCACCAAATCCACCTTTCCCATCGGTGAAATCAAGTTTAATTCCGAGTTTAGCCCCCTTCAGTAAATCATTCGCATCACCAACTTTCTTCATATTGAGACCAGCTTGGACTACTTTTCTCAGGGCGTTACCCGCTGACTCACCCTTCATGCCCATCTGATCCATCATGACGCTGATTGGAGCTAATGCCTTAGCCGCCAATAAACCATCTTTATTGACCATTTTCATGATCGAGCTTGTTTTAGTGAAGAACGACAACATATTCGTGTCATCGACTCCAAGATAAAATGCTTTCTGAATAGTATCAAAAAGCCCCATCATATCTTTTGAAGTCGTTCCGGTGGCATCCTGCATTTTAGCCGCAAACTCTGCTGCTGCTTCAGGTGTTTTCTTCAACTGAACAGCCAAGTAAGCTGATGCCTCTCCAACCCCACCCAAAATATTCTCAGCAGGAATACCTTGACGAACCAGCATTTGCATCATGTTTTGGAAATCAGCAGTGGTCCCAGGCAATTTGTTTCCAAGACCAATAGCCAGAGTGTTTATTCTCTCGAACGTTGAATTTACCTGACCGTTAGCCCCCATCATAGCTACTTTAAGCCCTGTTGCGGCATCTTCCTGTTTTGCAAAGGCAACCATTGATGCAGCAAGTCCCGCCCCAAGACTTGCTGCCATCGCTAAACCCCCCTTTCCCATATCCTCTGCATCGCGCCGAAATTTGCGTATATTTTTTTGCATCCTACCCAGCGCGGGGGACAATTTGTCTACGCCAGTAATCAACGCTTTTAATTCAAACTCAGCCATCTGATCGCTCCCGCTCAATCCTGTTAGCCTGTTCTATCAGCAACTGGATACTGGATAATGGTTTGCTTAAAGCCATAAAAGGATCGATGCGCCAATATTTGGCGCAATCGAAATACAGATTAATGATGGAGTCGGCTGTCAGGCCTGAAGGAAAAAACCGGCCACCAGCCAACTTGCCGAGTTGAGATCAGAAGGAGACATTTCATCAACGGTGCTCGGCGGTACATTTGCCAGACGTTGGATATACTTAGTAATCACAACAGCATTGAGTAGGATTGACTGGTCAGAGTCCAACTTGTAAGGAAAGCCTAACTCGCGAACGTCTTTACCAGTCGGTTCTGAGAATTCAAGAACAGAGATAGTCTCGCCGTGCGCTCTTACTGGTTTATTCAGCGTAAGTTCCTGCATTACTGGTAATCTCCTTCTTCACCGTGAAATTCAAGGTCTACCGTGCCTTCTTCAGCATTATGGTTTGCTTCTCCATGCAGCCAGGCGGACGACAAAACATAGACCTGACCGTTCGCCAGTTCGGCGGTAATAGTCATTTGATCTGCTGTTGTAATTTTGCTGACGGGAAAATCCTTCGGTACCTTGTAAGTACCCTTAACATAAGGTGCGCGGTGCGTTTCTTTGCGATCCACGGAACCATCCAGCCCAATGACATCATCATTGACCTTCGTGTTCATCGGCACCTCAATGCCGCCGGTCATTGATAGCTGCTGACCGTCTACTTTGAAATAACAGGTACCACCAATCTTCGCCATTATGCGGCCTCCTCTGGATACTGAAGACGGAACTGGTTAACCACTGCAAAGACGCGCAACTGGTTGACATAATCAGGTGGGAACAGCGTGTTCAGGCGGTTCGGATCATTAGCATCACGCTCAACAATCAGGTACTTCTTGAAGAGCTCATAATTTTCAACGATGCCCGCACGTTCCAGCTGGCGATACGTTGCCAGTAACTCACCTTTGATGACCGACGGCGTCACAATTGCCTGACCGGGGCCAAAACGGGTACCGTCGTTCGCCAGTTTATGACGGCCGTATTTACTGGTAATCACTGACTTGAGGCGGCGCAGAACGTATGCGCTGGTATGCAGGGTTTCGCTGTCAAGATAACTGTTATCCGCAGAACCATACGCGTTTTTCTTATACGTGGTGACATCGCGCTGAACGCGCAGAATGCCGCTTTCAACATATGCGGTAGCGACACCATGCGACAAAAGAGACTGCTGCTCTGTCATGGTAAAGCGCTTGCCCTTCGGGGCTGGCAACATACCAACCAGCTCCCCGGTCTGTGTCGGTCGTGCCGGGTCATTACGGATGAATACCGCAGCACGAGCGGTGCGACTTGCCGCCAGTTCATCGGCAGGCGTCTGGGTCTCCTTCTCGTAACCGGACAGGGTAATATGCTGAAGATTGAACATATCTCCGGCGGTAACCAGCTCGGAAAGCGTACCCAGCTTGGCTGTGTACACATGGCCATACAACTGGCGGGCATAACTCCAGCGACCGCTGGTATCGTTCATTTCGTTCGACAGCGTGTTCACAGAAGCCGTATCACTGAAAGGATGACCGATATAGTCAAACGGTTCATCGGCCATCGCCGCGATCGTTCCAGTAAGCACCGGCGCACTGGTTCCTGCCGTACCAGACGCCACTGCAATCTGAATACCTGCCGGAAGCACCTCACCACCACCAAAACCGTAATAATTCAGAGATACAGGAATTTCATTACCGCACAAACCTTTATGGCGAGCGGTCAGTGTAACCACGCCAGCGGCCGCAGCAGAGGTGAACGGAAGGTCGGCATTGGCATTGATTGCCGTACTGATCGCAGTAGCAACGGCGGCAACATCATCACCATTGATTACTGCAGCCTGCACACGGGTGCGTCCGATATAAAGATTCACTGTACCGGTTTCCGTCGCGGCGCCTGTCACTGTAATCGTTACAGTCGCGGCAGCACCTGTGGCTTCCGGTACCGCGATAATGTACAACTCACCAAACGGATCGGTTTCACGGTATGCGGTAACCATGCGGGCTAGCTGGCTACCCGGACCGCAAATCTGACGCGCATAATCTTTAGAAGGCATCAGGATCAGACTTTCCTTCTCAATCGTCGCGTCCGCATTGGCGTAGCCGATCAAAAGAGCGGGACCGGAATCCTGGGTGGTATTCGCCGCCGAGCTATCCATTTCCGCATAAAACAGCGGTACCAGCGTGCTCGATGGGATGGTGTTCATACTAATCGTCATTGGCTTTCACCTTTTTATTAACGCGCCGAACATCACCAGCCGCGACGCGCCGCAGCCAGTAGTTATTCTCTTCAACATTTCGCCCTTCAGAGGGCAAAAGGTCGCCTCGGGCAGGGTCAGGAACTGACCGCCCTTTTGCGGGTTTTACAAACATATGGCCTCTCAGGAAGGGAGATTTATTTCAGTGTGAAGCTCAATATCGCCATCAGGACCACTCCCCGGATCAATAAAGTCCACATCAATGGAAAGCGTTCTGAATTCATCAAGGCTATTAAGCTCATCCTGTTGACGCGTATCATCCTCAGTCAGCTCATTCTCAACAGTGAAATCGAACTGATAGCTGAGTTCGTGGCGATTCACATCCAGTAATGTTCCACCGGCATAGGTGACAGGGTTTCCGCGCTCCTCCGGATTCCATCCGAGAAGTGCTTTGAACAACACCTGCCGGATGTCGTGGACCACATCGTATGATGCGAACTGCCCTCGCTCATCCCGGCCATTACTGACAAAAACAATCACCGAGAAACTCTCGGTAAGATCCTGCCAGTAATCTGTCTGGCTTTTTTGCTCTCCGGGGGAATCATCACCGGGAACAACATATGCCGCCGGGAGTCGCATTTTTCCGATTTCAGGCAGATCTTTAAACTGAGCAGCACCGGCTACTCGATTTTCGAAAACGGGGCAGTTTGCCCGTAACGTTGCAATGATGGGTGAAAGTTTCATCAGCGGCGTTTCTCCGGCTTAAGTGACTGACGCAACTCACGGGCAAGGTAGTACCGCGTCCACGGACTGTTTTTTTGTAGTGTCTCAACCATGAAGTTATTACGCGGAGCAAGACGCCAGCCGCTACCGCCAGACGCTCCACGATGATGACTACGCTGACGACGTGCACCGCCACGAACACCGTAAAAAAGAAACGCCGGGTAAAAGTCGCCGGTGATCAGTCTGTTTCCCTGCCCGTTTCGCTGGTTTGGTGCAATACGGGTCATAAACCCCGGGCGTCGCCCGCTTGCTTTTGGCACCATATAGCCGATGGATTTCGCCAGTCGACCAGTCTGGTAACCAGGGTTTTCACCACCTTCTGATCGCCCACGACGCATTACCAGCCGGCGCGCATCACGCATGTGCCTCTGCCCGATATGGACAAACGCCCTCCGCACCCGCGCGCGGTTGAAGCGCATTTCCTTTGGTTGCTGAAAATCAACGTGTAAAAAGGGTTGTGCCATTACCGCTCCCTCCGGTTGATGCTGGCTCCGCGCCCAGTACAGTGCATTCAAGCAACAGGAACCGCCGTTTACTGTTCAGGTCCCGAACCCGCTTAACGCGATAAACCTCATCCCCCTGAACCACCTCAAAATCGCTGGTAATCCCCCGGCGATAACGCAAAGTGATGTAGTGAGTGATGGCATTATCCGTCTGGGCTGTCTCCTGGTATGTGGTCGCGCTGGTCTGTACCACCTTCGCCCACGCTTTATACGAAATGGGGTAAACCGGCATTGTGCCAAGGTCATCAGAAGGTGAGTCAACCCGCTGACGGATAAGCACCCGTTTATCAAGTTCCCCGGGGTCTGGCAGCAGATAAGTTGCGCTGGTCTGCGCTTGTCGTAGCTTCATAGCGGAATAAACCTGTATGGCCCAACCAGCCAGTTATACGCCAACGGCATTTCGCTCTTTTCAACTTCACTGACCGAAGACCGGTTTTCATAGTAATGAGTTAACAGCAGGAGCATTCCCAGTTTTACATCATCAGTCAGAACCAGTCCTTCTGTATCTTCCTCCGGAATGGCTTCATCTTTCTCGTATAGTTTACGGTTCAAAAATGATTCTGTTCGCGCCTGTACCGCGCTACCAAGCAGTTCGAGAAAAGGATCCTCATCAGTAAAATCTTCATCCAGCCGCAGCTGCGCCTTGATTTCTGGGAGTGTCAGCAGCATAGATATCTCCATGCCCGCCAGACGGCGGGCATAAAAAAACCGCTTTCGCGGTACTGGTTACATCAGGTTTTCGGTTATGCCGGCTTGCCCACCAGCGCTTTGATGGCTGCCACGTCTTCAAGGACGCAGTCAAAACGGTGAAATGCCAGGAATGCTGTTTGATCGTACTCAGCATAACGTTCAACCAGGCGCTTCAGCGTCATATAGGTGATACGACGAATAATGAAGCGGTCGAAGTCACCGAGAAACGCGAATTTCTTACCCGCAGCAATACCATCAATAGCCTGGTCAATAACATACGGGATATTCAGGATCGTTGCCGGGGTGCCGCCTGCGACATCCGGTAACCACAGTGGGCGATTCTGACCGTCTACCATTTCTTCAATCACCTGAAGGGTCGAATCATTAAATGCCCAGCGGTATTTAGGGCCACCACGGTAAGCCGGATCAATAGCATGTTTCAGCTTGTTCATTTCCTGCCAGGTGAATGTTGCGGCAGCAGCAGTATTTACAGTACCGGTGACCGACGCGACCAGGCCTTTAGGCTGTACCGGTGTACCTGCGCCGGTTCCCTGAACAAGATATTTGGCTTCACCGCGCCCAATTCGCTGGCCAATACGCGCAGCCAGGTACGCTTCGATATCAACACCACTATCCTGTAATAGCTCATTGGATACACGGATGATTTTGGACGACAACTTTTTAGCGCCCAGAATCGCAGTGCCGAAACTTACATCCTCTTCAGATGCTTCGGTGTTTTCACCCAGGAGTTCGCCTTCTTCCGCAGTACCGTCGGAGGTCGACCAGGTAATATCCTGACCATTCGAAGTATTGAGGATCTGCGCCACGCTGGCGATTCCACCATAGGCTTTCATCGAGTCGACGATTTTATTCAACATCTGCGTCGGTACGGTGTAACCACCTTTAGCGTCCGGCGTCGTACCCTGGGCCCGCAGCTCTTTAACTGCCTGACGCTCTTCAGCGGACAGTTCGCTGAAGCCGTGACGCAGGAACTTATCAAACGCCGCGGCGCGACGCTCAGCACTTTGCTCTTCCGGTGTATTGTTACGTTGCTGCCGACGTTGCTCATCCTCATGATCTTCAACGTGTGCCTGATCGAGGCGACGCAGTTCCTCCAGACGCCCGATTTGTTCATCAAGTGCATCCAGTTCAGACTTTGCGGCGTTCCACTGAGTACGCTGCTCATCAGTCCAGGTCGCATCACCAATTTTTTCGTGCAGCGCACGCATATCAGTAGCGATGGTGTTACGTTTTTGCTTCAGTTCGTGCAGTTTCATATTTTTTCCTTACGCGTTAAGAAGGTTCAGCAGGCGCTCACGCGCCATTCGTTGATTAATGGCTTGCGCCAGCGCGCCACTGTCGCGCGCCTCCTGCCAGGCTTTCATGGATCGGACACCGGAATCGGCTTCCTGATAGGCCGGATAGGTCACCGGGCTCACATCAAACAGCCGGGAAAAAAGGGAGATTTCGCGGATGACAATACCTTCGTCGTCTTCGTACCAGTGCTCGCCGTCGCGGGCCACGCGGAATGCGAAAGACGACTGACTGATATCGCCACGGAACATCGGGGCGAGAACCAGATCCCGGATGGTCTGGGTTTCAGGTGCGGTGATGTCATAGCGCAACCCTTTATCATCAACGGACAGTGAAAGCGTACCGGCCGCACTGCGCCCCAGAATAAAATTAGGGTCATGGTTAAACAGCCCGCGTACATCATCATTCAGCACGTCGTCAAACGCGCCGGGCTTGATGATTTCACGGAATCCCCATAACGGCTCAGAACGGCTGTTGAACACTGAGCCATAACCGATAATGTGTGTCGGTTGCTCACTGTGTTGCTCCGCCCGAACCTCACCGCTGTAACAGCGGACTTCGCGATCATCCATTGGGTTGCTCCTCACTTTTTGGGTCGGTAGTAAAGTCTTTCGCGGGATTTGCGGCGTTAACGCTGACCAGCATCTCGTCCAGTCCATCAACTGGATTCATGTCTTCAAACGCGCGCGCTTCGTTGCGACTCATCCAGCCGTCAGTGATGGCGAAGTGATAGAACTGCGCCCGCTCCTGTGGCGTACCACGCAGGAGACCTGTCAAGTTAAAACGCGTGTAGAAGCCTGCTGCCAGTTCAGCCCGAGTGAAAAGCCGCCGGTTAAGCTCCTGCTCCCAGTTAGTCACCCAGGGCATCATGGTGTAGCGGACAAACTGAATGGCCTGCTGGGTGATGTTGGAGAACGTGGCTTTTTCCAGATCGTTAATCATGTGTGCCGGCACATTGAAAATACCGGCAATCATGGAGCGGTTCAGTTTGGTCATGTCGATGATCTGGGCATCGACCGGTGAAACCGTCAGCGCTCTATAATCGAGATCAGCGGGCAGCAGCATGGTTTTATTCTCCTGGCTTCTCAGGGCCAGCGCTGCCTTCTGCCAGGCATCTTTCAGCCAGGTCCAGCTTTCTTTTTGAAGCGGGGTTTTGACTGAAACAATACCCGCAGGGCGAGCATTACCGCTGAAAAAGCTTTCGGTGTACTTCTGCCCGCTCATCCCCATGCCAATGGTTTCGGCGTGCTGCATGATTGGGCTGAGCCCCATTTTCTGGTTATTGCCCAGCGCCCGGATATGGATCATGTCATCCGGGCTGATGGCGAAGGCGCCCTCTTCGTTGTAAAGGCCGTAGGTATAGCGCCCGCCGGTTTTCAGCAGGGTTGTTTCCCACGGCATACAACTTTCAAGGCCGACAACTTCGCCGCGTCGGTTACGCTTTACCCACGAATACCCATTTCCCCAGCCGAGGATGTGGCGCTGTTTCAGCTCGCGCCATTTGTAGCTGGTCTGCCAGATATTGGGCTCATCGTGAATGAGATAAAACGCCGGGTGATCGCGCGCAGGCTCAACTTTGCCGTTGTGTTTTCGCATAACATGGAGCGGCATCTGCGCGAGATTTGACGACAGGACATAGATACAGGCGTAAACCGCCGCCAGTTTCATGGCAGTCTCAGGGCTGACGTACATATCAGATTTAAAAATTCCGTCCGTATCGACCAGATCACCGCTAATCGGTGTAGCCGGATTCTCCAGTGACTCACTTCTGAAAAAGGCGTCAAGCAACACGTTTCCCCCTTCTGGCCATTGCCAGTGCCGCCACCAGCAACAGACCGCCGGAGAACATCAGGGCGGGTGCCAGCCCAAACTGCAGATAAAACCCCGCCGTGAGCAGCCCGTATCCGGTCAGCCCGATAACATCAGTAACGAGTGATTTCATAGAATTAAGAGGTCTTCGTCTGGATCCAGTGAGGAGAGGAAATCGCCAGGCTCTTTAAGCATGACCCGTCCAATTGCCATAATCAGCGCTACTGCGCCGTCGATTTTGTTTTCGTTCTGCTCTTTGATGGGTTTCACCACATCGTCATTGCCGGGGATGTTTTTCCCCACCACGTTGGCAATACACCAGCTCATGATGGGGTTGCCGTCATGATGAAACCTGCCGGACTCGATCGCCGCTTCAAGCTCTTTCATCGGGTCTGACATGTTGGTGTAGTTCTGAATGATGGTAACGGGATTAAGCTGCTCATCCGCCAGGTCATGAGAAAGCCCGGTTGCCCCGTAGGGATCAATCGGTGACTCGGTGACCGGGTTCAGTTTGTTCGCTGCTTTGGCCTCCTCCAGGATGTAGCGGTAATCCACCTCCGCACCAGCAGTGACGGTGAGGTAACCCATCTCCACCCATTTCTGAAAGCGTTCAGCAGTGCGGCGATCCTCGTTTTTCTCCACGCTGTAAACCGTGTCATACGGTACCCAGAAGCGTGGTGCCACACTGTAATAATGCGTTTTGCCATCAATCTCGCGGGTGAACAGCCTCGCCATGCTGTTCATATCCAGTTTGCGTGCAAGGTCGAATGCCAGCACACAGGGCTGCCCTTCGAAATGCTCGAGCGTAAGCGTTTTGTCTTCGCAGTTCTGCCAGGACACAAGGTTATAGAAAGCCGCCCGCGCCGCCACCCAGATATTCAGATGCTTGGTTTTAAAAACGCCCGCCTGCCGGGCATTGTTAATCGCGCGCTGCTGCTGACTGAGAAGAAAATCGCGGTACACCGAGACGCCCATATTCGGGTTCGCCTTCTCCAGCACCTTCGGATCCGTCCAGTCGTCGCCTTCATCAACCGTGTAGATGATGCCGAACAGCTCCTCGTTGGGTACCGAGCCGTTAAGCATCTCGATCACTTCGCGGCGTTTGTCGTAGCACGGACCTTCAATGTTGTAACCGGCGGTGGTGATCGCCCACATCAGCGGCTGGCGACGCGCGCCCATTCCGGTCAGCATGGTGGTATAGAGCGAGTCGGTCTGGTGTTCGTGGTATTCGTCGACGATGGCGCAGTGCGGCGACGCGCCGTCGCCCGGGTTGCCAATCAGCGGTTCGAACCGCGCACCGTCCTCAGGCCGGTTCAGGTTGGAGGCATTCACCTCGATGCCGAACGCTTCAACGAGCAGCGGAGTCCGCTTGCACATCAGCCGCGCAGGACGGAACACTTCCCACGCCTGTTTTTCAGTCGTGGCGCCGGAATACACCTCCGCGCCGAACTCGTTATCACAGGTGAAACAGAACAGCGCCACGCCTGCGGAGATTGCCGACTTACCGTTTTTGCGGGGGATCTCAGTGTAGACCTCTCGAAAGCGGCGCAACTTTGAACCTTTTTGCACCCATCCAAAGGCACAGCAGACGATGAAAAGTTGCCATGGTTCGAGGGTGATTGGCATCCGTTTGAATGCCCATTCGCCCTTGGTATGCGGCAGCAATTGAATAAACTTCGCGGCCTTCTCCGCCATGTCCTTATCAAAGCGGTACCGGAATTTGCGGCTTTTCTCCTGAGCCATGTCGTCGATGTGGCGCTGGCAGGCCTGAAGCACAAACTGGCACGCGGGTATCTTTCCCCGCACAACGTTGCGGGCGTATTGATTCGCGGCGTTGACGTTAGGGTACGATTTCCGACTCATGAGTTAATCATCTTCAGGAATGGGTTAGCGGTTTTCTTCTGTCCGGCGAGCCCGATAAGGCGCTGGCGGCTGCTGGGATCGAGACCCAGCATAGAACCGGTAGAACTCATCTCCGATTCCTGTTCTTTTTTGGCGGTAAGTTCAGGGTTCTTTATCTTTCCGCCCATCGCCCCGGTGATGGAAAGACCATCCCTGGCGATATTCTTTACGGCGCGCCGCCAGAATTCATAGGCCACGCACCAGCGCTCAAGTACGGCCAGATCGGTAACGCATAAAAGCCCCTGCCCGCATAACTCCTTCGTGGTCAATTCCCACATGACAGATGCCATAGGCATACCATCATCTTCTGTAAACCACTCTGGTGGCGCCACGCCCTTAATTGGTGTGAACACCGGTTCATCTTTATTCAGGGCTCGCTTGCCGGGGTTACCAGCCAACTCCTTACGCGCCGTTGGCTTAGGACGACGCCCGGAACGCCCCGCCGTTCCAGCCATAAGCGATACTCCTGGTTAAATTTCATTTTTCGCGGGTATAAAAATTCGAGGAGGCGGGCAGTCCGGAAGGTGTGCGGTCGCAGAGATTTGACCTCCCCCTCCCTTAGTTGATGATGACATTGATTCTCAGCTGAGCCTCTCACGAGCAGTCTTAGCTGCGTGACACGACCAGCACAGACTCTCAAGGTTGCTGTCTTCATCAGTGCCGCCGTGAGCCTTCGCTTTGATGTGGTCGACACAGGAAGCCTGCTTGGCAATCCCCTGACGCAGATGGTTCTGGCATAGAGCTTTGTCTCGCTTCAGAATGCGGGCCCGTATCACTTCCCACTTCGTTCCATATCCGCGCTGGTGTCTTGATTGCCCTGGCTTGTATTGCCGCCATCCTTCGCCTTTATGTGATTCGCAGTAGCCTGACGGATCGGTTGTTGTCGAGGGGCAACCGCGAACACGGCAGGCTTTTGGTGTACGTGGTGGCATCTTTGTATGTCTCAGTTTGTCGTGGGAGAGTAGTTCTCGCACTGCTTTATCTGTATAAATGATGAGGTTATTTCAACAACAGGAGCTTCAATTGTGACTAAAGAATCACAACCATTTACCGTCAGACCTGAAGGTGAAGTCGTGGTAAAAAAAGAAAATGACGGGACGCTGGCGGTTTCGTCCGACAAGCCGGTTACTCTGGACATGAATAGTATCCTTTCAATAGGCGTTCAGAATGTAGTGGATATTAGTAGCTATCAACTTGAACATCTGGAAAATTCCACCAGACATTTCATTGAATTTCATGGCGGAGGAACTGTAACTCTCGAGTATTCACGGGATGGGAAAATATTAAATTGCTCAATACGCAACCTTAAGTCTGAAGTTGAGGGCGGCGAGCGAATTATGGTGATGCAAAAGTAGACAGTTAATCTGCTTCATTAACCAGCTTAAGCAATTCGGCATTCACTTTTTCGAACCATGCCGGACTAAGTCGACTACCAGCCATCACATTTGCAGATGTGGTGGCTTTTTTATCTTTCATTTTCCTATTATTTTTCATTGCTCATAATTCCATTAAATTGCCCAACAAAAAAGCCCCGCTACTGCGAGGCCTGTGTTAGTGAAGAGAAATCAAAATATCTCTTCTATATGGAAGATCCCGATGAATTCCCCATTTGGGCCACCGAAAATATCATCAGGTGATTTATCTTCATCAGCTTCTACTATCACCTGCGTTTCTCTAGTTCCTGGTACATAGGAAACATTCAAATCATGATCAAGGTAATGCTTAAATATATCACTCAACGCGCGATGTTTATCATATGAGTTAACTGTCAGTGAAAACTTTCTCATAGCCATAGAGCCTCCTTATATTGAAATAAGGATTGTACTACACATCCTCTTTCTCTATCACATGGAATGCCATTATCACAGGCACTCAGAGAATGACTGCTGTAATGCTATTGCCGGTCCTGCTCAATTTGTCTAATACCCGCCAATTGGTTATTCGCTTTTTCAATAGAGGCCAGCAACGGCTTAATCCAGAGAACAGCCTGGCAATATGTCAGGGTGCTGGAGGTAATGGTGCTATTACCGGCTGCGTCAGCGTTCCCGGAATCGGTGTACATTGCCCCGGTACGTAAACGGTGTGTGTATTCGAGCAGCCCGCCAGCGACATCAGCAGGAACAGGCAGATCACAGGTTTTTTCACGACGGAGGATCTCCCGGTATTCGATAACAGTTTTATCGGCGCTTGCATCAATCAGAGAATTGTTGCGGCTGGTGTATTCGGCAATCTGGTTAAACCGGTTGAAGTTGAAGGCCTGCGTCGCGATAACCTGATCCTGTAGCGCGTTATCATGCTCCAGAACACGCTTATCGCTTTGTGCCGTTCTCAGGTCAGCCTGACTGTTTGCCAGCAGCACACCGAGAATAGTGATAGCACCAACGACGAAAACCACCGCAATGATTGCCAGCCACCAGCGCCATGACGTTTTCAGTGATGCCAGTAGAGCTTCAATCATGATTCTTTCATCGAACTGGTGCCATTCATCAACGGTAACAGGCGGCTATCCCTCTGCTCGTTAACCGGCCAGCGATAACCCGTCACGCGGGAACGTGAGAATGCACGAATATTGATAGCGTCAGACTGGTTACCACCGAGGACCATCAGGTCACCGTTCTGATGCTGCCCGACCACAAATCCGACATGGCCGCCGCCGTCGCGACTGAATACCACCACACAGCCATAGGCTGGCTCGCGAAGTTCGACGCCCCAGTTGAGATAGGATTTTGCAGACTCGAAACGGGTGGATTTGATTCCGACGCGCTCAAGCATCGACCCGACGTAAGCGGCACACCAGGGCGTTTCATCATCTTTAATTCCACCTCGTTTAATATCCTTCCAGAACTGGAGAATTAACGGATTGTGTCGCGGGCCTTTAATTTCCATCTGCCCAATGTATTTACGGCCTTCCACCAGCCAGCGCGGTTCATTTTGCATTGATGTCACCTGTTCACACTTTGTTGTTGTCGCCACCGACACGACCGCCGATAAATCTCATTGCGAAACTGCGGATTGCATCCACGCCAATAAGACCAACGCCGCCACCAATGGCTACAGACAGAGATTTAGGCCATCCAAAGAACTCAAGAGCTGACGAAATAGACAGCGTCAGGACACCGCAGAGAAGGATTTCGAGTACCTTTTTCTTTTTGCTCCCATTACCGCCGAAATACGCAATTCTCAGACCAGCAACAATAAGTGACATGAGAACCGCGCCCAGTGGCGTATCTCCGCGCCACCAGCTCTGGAATAACTCAATAAAGTCAGTCCAGGATTGGGGATCGTTGTGCATTTTCATAAGCCTCACCTCCGATAGTTCGGATGGCGCTGTGTGTGATTGAAAGAGATCAGGCTTCCGGGCTCTTTTGTAAAAGTGAAAAAAAGAAGGTGATTCCCGGAGCCTGAAGATGATGATCACCACAGCGGGATTGACGTGATGATCGTTATGTCTTATTCAGTTCGCGGATTTCCTCCACAGTCTGAATAAACCGTTCTGTTTCAAGCTCAACACCAATTGCCTGTCGACCCAGTGCCATAGCCGCTTTAATGGTTGAACCGGATCCCATGAAGAAATCAGCCACAACATCACCCGGCCTGCTGCTGGCGTTGATGATCTGCTGCAACATGTCTGCTGGCTTTTCGCATGGGTGTTTGCCGGGATAGAACTGAACCGGCTTATGCGTCCAGACATCGGTGAAAGGGACAGTGACTGAAACAGAAAAGAATCGCCGGAGAGACTTATACTCTTCCAGCAATTCTGAATACTTCCGGTTCAACGAATGCCACGTGGCCACCAGCTGGTGGTGTGGTGTGTCGAGCTCATTGTTTAGATGCTTATCGAATGCAACCTGAGTGAACAGTTCCTGCAGTTTCTGGTAATCCGCTTCGCCTGGCAGTTGCCACTGAGATGCGCCAAACCAGTGCGAGACCATGTTTTTCTTCCCGGTCGCATCGGCAATCTGCTTAGAGGAAACCCCCAGCGATTCACGCGCGTCACGGAAATACGAAATCAGCGGCGTCAGCACATGCTGTTTTAGCTCGTTACTTTTCTCCGCGTATCCATCACTCTTGGGCTTATACGGGCCCTGGTAATGTTCAGCGAAAAGAATGCGCTCAGTCGCCGGGAAATATGACCGCAGACTTTCTTTGTTGCAGCCATTCCAGCGACCGGAAGGTTTTGCCCAGATGATGTGATTAAGGACACTGAACCACTCCCGCATCATGATTTCAATATCAGACGCAAGGCGATGCCCACAGAACAGGTAAAGGCTACCGGCGGGTTTCAGAACGCGCCAGAACTCAGCCAGGTATCCATCAAGCCAGCGTAAAAAATCCTCGTCCCCTTTCCACTGGTTGTCCCATCCTTCAGGTTTCACCCTGAAGTAAGGTGGATCTGTAACGATAAGGTCAATGGAGTTATCAGGGAGAGAAGCGATGTAATGCAGCGAGTCAGCGTTGATTAACTCAACACTGTTTATTTTTACAGTATTTTTCATAGATCAGTAAGCGTAACTCTGGTAGGCTCACTATGCTTTTGCGCTAAAGCAGTGGGCCTAGGTTAGCTTGTGACCTGAAAGCATGAGCTGATGGCTGGCTGGGTGCTACAACACCCACCAGCCGCCCATTTCCACAGCAGAAAACCTCCATCAAAGGAGGAGTATGTAACACCTGAATTTTTTGTGTAATATTCCTGTCGTAAGCATTCAATGAGTATGTACCGATAATCTGAAAGGCTTAGACAGCCGTAAACTTTATTGCCAGAAATAGGGGAGGATATTTTGCCCACCAATTATTTATATTAGTCATCCACAAAGTGTTGTCTAATATAAGCCACCGAATAGTGGCTTTTCAGTTTATACATAAATTTTAAATCTAAGGTTTTCCACGAATTGGAATACGAATCGCCAAACCTTTGGGGATTTTGACTTCAATGTCATCTGCATCCTTCCAAAAAATCCTAAATTCATCCTGCCAGGAATCTTGGGAAGATTTAAGAAAATGATTTCTATGATGTAAGTTTGTATAACTACATTCACCCATCACCCCGGTTATTCCTATTTGCTCATCTAATATATTTTTTAACTCAATAACATCAACAATTTCTACACAGGCTTCTTTTTTAAGCTTTTTAGCTATAAAATTACTTCTTCTGTTCGCTAAGCATAAAATCACCCCGTCTTCAACCTTTCGATCTAATACTATATTTTGCATATATATTCCGGGTGCTGATAACGACCCTATATATCCTTGAGCATTAGGTCCAAATTTTACTCTCCCATCGAATATAGCATCACTATGTGTCGAGTTATCAATTTGATTTTCGTCCGGAGTATATATTCCTAACCTGTCCTCTCTTCTATACTTACTTGCCTTGAATAAGGGAACTGTTCCACCATTTATCCAGGTATTAGCATATCTCTCAAACTGTAAATAAAGATACTTTTTCATCCTTAATCTACTCATGTCATGTTGAATATTTCTATTAATTTAATTCAAAAAAACACAGTAGAGAAGTAATCTTTTTGATGATAAAAACCCGCCGAAGCGGGTTTGTTAACGTTTGACATTCAATGCCCATCGTTAAGAAAATGCTAACCACATTTTTTGAATATTGCAAGCATCGCGCAGCGAAAATCATTAAAAATGTGGCTATCGTGTCACTTTTCGTAATTGTAGCTCTGCGAATGCCTCTTCCTGCCAGCATTTAGTGACCAGCTTATTGATCACTTCACCATAACCGCTGTACCAGTTGTAATTTGTCAAATCAGGAATGACCCTTTGCACCTGCTCCCTGGCAATTGTCGTTGGCAGCCTGCTGTAACGGTTGCCATTACAACGACCACATACTTTCATCACTGGCACGCCATGGAGTTTCGTGCGCTTCTCATCAAGTACAGTTCCCTTCCCCTTACATCCTCTGCATGCTGTCGAGATAGTTCCCTTACCCTTACAATGCTGGCAAACTTCTTCGACTTCCTCATTGCGGATCATCGGCTCTACACCTTTTACGCCTGGGTGTTTTACAACATCACACATTGAACGTAACACCCCTTCACCATTGCAATGTGGGCAAACTGATTTACTCGCCGCTGAACGGGAATAGTCCTCATATGCAAACTTCACCAGTACAGGAAGAATTTCAAGACGAGACTTCTCACTTAGTTTTTGTAATACCGGATTTTTCATTGCCAGGGCGTAGTTAAAAAGCCCCTCCAGTGCAGGTGCTGGATCCTGTATTCCCATCTTTGCCAGAAACAGATTAAACCCAAGTGGTGCCATTGACTGCACCATACCCTGCGCAGCCATCACATCAGTGATTGTTAATGCCTCAGAGCTGGTTCCCGGCGTTTCATCATTTAGTTTCGGTGATTTTGGTGAGTAAAATTTTGGTAATGATTCAAGGTTCATACGTGTTCTCCACTTACGCCAGCACACCAATTGCAAGCGCGCGATCGATAAAACGAAATATCAACTCCAGCTGCGAGCCATATTTCTCTTCGAATGTCACGGTATCCGCATGTAACTCGTCGTGATGCTTTCTGCACAAAGGCAACACCCAGAGGTCATGCGCTTTTGTCCCCATACCACCCTGACCGTGACCTATCAGGTGGTGCGGATCATCTGCCTGCGTACCGCAGCAGGCACACGGCTGAGCCTTCACCCAGCGCGTGTATTTCTCATTTTCCCAGCGTCTCCGCTTCGGGCGTAGCATGAAGCTTTCCGGCGATTCCGGATCAATCCTGAGCGTCAGTACCTTCTTCACCTTCTCCTGCACAATGCTGGTGGCCGGTAACGAGGGCACAATATCGCTTTCTCGCATGAGCGATTTCGGTTCTTCAGCCGGCAGTCTCAGCGCCTTATGCGCAACACTTTCAGGAATAACATCGCCCAGATCATTTCTGACCATCCACCAGCACAGCTCCGGGAGGGTCAGAACATGCGACTCTGGAAAACCTAAATCCGTACGGATGACTGACATAATCCAGGATACCAGGTTTTTGCTGGCTATACCTGCAAGCTGTTCCGTGTATTGTCCAGCGAGGGTGTGGTCGCAGTACCAGCACAGCCGGATACTCCCTGGCTTATGCCGCATTATCGTAAAATTCTTGTCGTGCCATGTTGAATGGGGCCACTGGCATTCGAACTTTTTGTTTAACCAGTCATCAAGCGAAGACAATCCACCAGCGCGCTGAATAACGCGCTGATCCTCAAATATCTCACTCATTACCGGATCGTCTGCCAGGGGCTGAACCGCTGCCGGCACAGGACCAGTATCGTAAGAGGCCATGTTTTCCGGTTCTGGCTCGAGTAAGACCCGACCGCGCATGAATAGCGGCATCAGTTCAGCGCCGGGACGGAAAAGCACAACCCCCATTCGATGAGCAATTTCAGGTGTCAGCAAAGCCCTCACGCTGCCTGCCCCTTAGCAATATGTTCCGCCCATAGACCGCCGATCCAGCGCACCCCCTTAGCCGTAAACCGCGCCTGGCTGAATGCGTGGTTTGAAGTGACAGAGGTCCCAGTCTTAACCTCAAATCGCCCCGCATCAATGTGCGCCGCCATCGGTGTAAGCGTACCGCCCAGGCGGTAAAGGATGCCGCGATCTATCAGAAACAGACGGAACTCGTTTTCCTTTGCCTTAAGTAATTTTGCCACCTGTCGAAACGACATTGACCCACTGGCAGAACAGTAGCGATCGACAAATTCCACCTTTGGCGCCGCGGCTGCCAGTTCAGTGGCTAGTTTCTGCTTTTGCTCCGCCAGATCGGCGGCAAGCCGAAGGGCTTCTGAGAATGACTGAGGGATCGCCAGCTGTTGCGCCTGCTCCAGTTCCTGCCATCGATCAACGAGCCGCGCAGTGAATTCAGGCGACAACTGAGCCACAACCACATAACTGTCCCGCTTTCCTATCAGGTAGACGGCTACCGACTGATTGAGGTGATTTTTAACTTCCCCCATCGGGGGGAGTTTAATAACACCGCGCTCTGCCAGCCGTTCAATTGAGCGCTTAACGTGGTCATGACGTGATTCCACTAAATCAGCGATATCACTGCTGGACATGGTTAACGCCTCGGTTGTTAACTGATTCATAATTGCTCTCCACTTATCAGGCGGCTGCACCCGCCCCCGGTTCAAATTTGGTGATCGTGATTTCCACTTTCCCCTTCGGGATAATCGGCCCCCACTCCACCAGCATTCTTTTCACCTGGCTGTCGTCCTCCCAGATCCCAGCGTGGGTAAGAGCGTCAAACAGCGCTTTGTTGTAGTTATCCAGATCCCGGATCCGGTTGTCCGGCGGGAACAGGATTATTTCGACAGACGCCGGTGACGATGACGGCTTAGGGAGCATGCGCAGTTGTTCAATGATTGCCGCACATGCTGACGACTGGAACTGGCGACCTTTGGCACTTATCAGGTGACGACCGGCAAGCGGCCCCTTATTCGGAGCGCGCCAGTATGTGTTCACACTTGGAGGAAACGGCAGCACCAGTTTCATAGCCGGATCCCCTTGTTCTTGAGATAGGCGATTGCGCGGTCCTTCGCACCATCCTCACCATTCACAAGCGCATGCAGCAGGGAATCTGCATCAGCAACGTTTTCCAGATCGTTGATGGCTATTCCCCGCGAAACACCACGCGTCAGGGTGATAGCCCCTTTCCTCTCCAGCGCGCGCAGATGATCCGCAGCTGCATTTGGGGATCTGCATCCCAGCAGCCCCGAAAGTTCTGTATTGGTTGGAGGATAGCCATGCTCGCGTTGAAAGCTGATCAAGGTCTCCAGTACATGCTGCTGGCGAGCCGTGAGAATTTCTTTCACGCGCTTTCCTCCAGAATGTTGACCATCTGAGCAGAAGCAACGGCAATGATCTCGCTGGTGGGCATACGTTCAAGCCATAGCTGATTGATATTGCCTTTCAGCTTGTTCTGCTGTGACTCAGTCAGGGCGTCAACGCCATCCACCTGGTTAAACACCAGACCAACCTCGAGAGGCCAGATACGCGATTCGACTTCTGGCAACGTCAGCGGCGTAACAGGCCTTACTGTTTCTGCCTGCTGGGCCTTACCAGCGGCAAATGTGACCAGCGACATAAACGCCTTCCCTTTTTCCTCCAGATCGGTACGGCTGATGTAGCTGAAACGCTCGCCGCGCCATGACTTATCGAAGATTGCAATGGCGCCAGCAAAGAAAGCACCAGTGGGTTTCTGCTTATCGTCAGCAGGAACAAACCACACAGGGAGATCGAAGCCAATACGGCCACGAATAAACATGATGTGATCGGCGTCTTCCGGCCACCATGTTTCACTTGTCGCCGCTTTAATGAGGAACACGTAACGCCCACCCTTTTCACGCATCTCCATTGTGTGATCCATAATGTGGGTCATGCCGGTGATCGCCTGTTTCTCGTGGTACTGAGAGCGGCTATATGGTGGATTCCCGAATGCGGCTCCGCCGATTGACTCCAGCATTTCCGACCAGTCCTGCACCAGCGCGTTATCTTCGGCGGTGTACCAGACCGGGCACTTCGCGTTATCGTCGTCAGCAAACAGATCCAGAACCAACGGCCCGAATATTGCGTTGATCCCCCAAAACAACAGATCCGGAGTACGCCATTGATCGCCAACCTCTTTCAGTTCGTGGGCTGGTTTGCTACGCAGTTCCGCCAACGCCTGGCAATATTTGTTTGTCATTATCCCCTGAACCCCTCTGGAATTTTGGTATCAACCGGACCGACCTTCATTGGGTCATGTTTCTTTTCGCCCCAGGATTCACGTGGCGGACGCCCCTTCTTGTCCCAGCGGATCCCGCTTTGCAGATACCCCTCAAATTTTTTCGGGCCAAACAGTGTTTCTGGGCGCATGTACTGGTACTGCTCATCGTTGCCGTTCCAGTGCTCGTGTTTCAGGTCGATAACCAGTTGCAGGTCAGCAACGCTGTAACCTTCACGCAGACGAGCACGAATATTTTCCAGCGAGGTTTTTGATTTCTGGTACCGGGAGCCGCTGACCTGGTTCAAATGGGTTAAAACCAGAATGGCGTTATCAGTGATCGCCACTTCCGGGTCTGGTTGCGACGCAACCGGACAAGAAGGTTTTTTACCTGATGGATCAGTAGTTGAATTTACTGACGGATCCCCGCCAGATTCTGACGGGTGAAAACCGCCATTCTGAGCGGATTTTGACGCCTCAAATTTTGACTGGTCAGATTTTGATGCGTCAGATTTTGACGGGTCAGAATCTGACAGGTGAGCGAATGCAACTGTCTGGAGTTTTGCCACATTCAACTGATAAACATTGGAAGCATTTCGATTGCCCTGTCGCCGCGCTTTGCGTGACAACCAGCCATCGGCTTCAAGCTTCGCTATTGCCGTTCTGACAGTGCTGACGCCTGCGCCAAGCTGTCTCGCAATTGTTTCGATGGAAGGCCAGCAGACACCTTCGTCATTGCTGAAATCAGCCAGGCGCGCCATGATAGCCACGCTGGATAACTTCATTCCTGACGCTGCACAGGCATCCCATACATAGCCTGTTAATTTAGTGCTCATAGTCGCCCTCTATTTCCCTGAACTTTCGCTGAAACTGCTCAAGCGGGCTGAAACACTCATGCTCATAGCCTTTACGCAGGTAGATACCGCGGTGAGTTTCCGGCTCCCATCTGATAACGCGAACGGGGATGCCGTAGTGGTCTTTGAACCATCGGTTAAGTTCTCGCATAAGGATTCCCCTCTACGGCGCCATACCCCCACAATTGCCATCGCCCGACTGTGGTTACACGGAACCCAGCGGCCTGATACCATGCGCTCATACCGAAACATGATGTAACCCTGAACCGGGAATGCACGTAGTTGCGGTATGCGGTTCTTTACCGTTAAACTGTTCATGCGTTAGTTTCTCCACTGATACGACACGCCACGGCGCCCGGAGCTGCACACTCGCGGGCGTCACTCTTTTTCGGCGCACAAAAAACACGGAAAAGAAGCGTTAAGTGTTCCTGCCATTTAGCCATCACCTGATAGCTGTTCTCTTCGATCTGCGCGCGTTCCTTCTCATCAATCACGCCGTCGGCTGTTGCCTTGCGAACGTACTGTGAATGCTTGCCAATCCACTCGACTGACTCCATCAGGCGCTGGTTGATATCGCCGTTCTCAATCTCTTCAACATCAGCCAAAGGCACAAAAACACCGTTGGAGTGACGTGCGATAGCATTCGCAATATGGTTTGAGCCACCAGCTCTCTGTAACACCATTGCCCAGCCAAGCGGGAAGATCTGATCACCATCAGCCCGAAGGCGGTTAAACAGTGCATTTTCAGTAACGCCCAACCACTCAGCAGCCTCGGCATAACCGCCAGGCAATTCGGTGATCGTCTTTTTGATTGCGCCCACCAGCCAGGATGGTTGCTTATCAACTTTCCATTCGGGTTCTTTTCCCACGGCTTGTTCCTCTCTTCTGTGGTTACGTTTAGGCTGCTGAATCTGTAGTCTTTTGGTAAAGACCAGCGTCATATTTCAATTTGCCTTTTGTGATTCGTTCGATCACAAAGGCCTGTTTCTCTGGTATGACTTCACCCCATCTGCAAACTGCTGGGTGAGAAATACCGAGTGCATATGCGGTTTTGGATACACCGCCAAAATGCTCAAGAACTTCTGATTTACGCATGTTCCCTCCTGGTTAACCTACGGCCTAAAGGTAACAAAAGGTACATCAAATAGCAAACAACAGTTACAGGAAAACAATGTAACATTCGTTACATGAAAACAGAGATGAAAGACCGGATCAGATCAAGGCGTGTACAGCTCGACATAACGCAGCAGACCCTAGCTAAAAAGCTGGGGGTTAGCCGTGTATCTGTAACAAAATGGGAAAGCGGAACCACAAAACCAGATGGAGAGAACCTTCATCAGTTAGCGCTGGCGCTACAAACTACCCCGGAATGGATTCTCTATGGTCAGGGTGATGATGGAAAAGTTGATGACACAAAATTAGTGCCATACTTAAAATCACCAACCGCCGTCCCTATTATTTCTGCTGTGCAGGCAGGCCTGTGGACTGATACCTATGCATGCTCAAGGCTGACTGATGTGATTTCTTGGACTCAAACAACTGCTAATGTTTCTGATGAAGTTTTTGGTCTAGTCGTTCGCGGCGAATCGATGACAAACCCACATGGACTACCTTCAATACCTGAAGGCTCTATCGTAATCGTTGAACCACACTATGGTCAGCTAGATGACCTTTATGGGAAGATCGTAGTTGCGGTTTTGGATGGTTCCGCTGAAGCTACGGTGAAAAAGTTAGTATGGGATAGCCCTTTTGCGTATCTCATGCCTCTTAATCCTGCGTTTAAACCCATTCAGATTGACGGAAATTGCAGAATCGTTGGAAAGGTTGTTCAGATTACGCAAAACCTATAGTCCTAACCCCATCATGTAATGCCAGCGACCCCGCTGGCTTTTTTTTACACCGAAAGGTAACAAAAAGTACATTACACTCTTGACCGTAATGGTAACTAAAGGTACATTTCAATTACACCGTAGGAACCATTGGTTACCACGGAAAGTTCCCTGTTCTGGCTGTTCACTTTCCCCTTGAGGGTGTCAGCCAGCCTTTTCAGGGCACAACATGCAAGCGCACTCCTTCACTTACCAGTTATGGGTGACAGGTGTGAAACGGCGGAGTGCGCTTGCAGTTGTGGTGAAGTGCAGCCCTTAGAGGTAACCAGAAGATAAGCATCTGGCGCCACAACCCAATCACGTAGCCAGCGTGGTACCAGGAAGTAAGAAAGCTGTGTGTAGTCTTGGCGGTACCAGGGTCTTCAACCTGACAAAAGGAGGACGAAGATAATGTTCTACCTCGGTACCGCCCTTTTTTACAAAACAGACAAGGGCATCACCGGGCGACGGGCTCATAACCCAATCCACCCGGGCGGTTGCAGCCGCAGGTGCTCTTGTCTGTTTTGTGGAGAAACTAACTGGCGGTTGCGACCGCCAACTCGAGGGTTAAGACGATGAGTAATGACCGCATGACCGTAGTGCCCGATTTCCTGGGCGAACTGGATGCCGGCGTGTTCATGAACAAGATCGCCGCAGCGTTGAATACCACCGCGCTCGGCGTTCTGAACAACGGCAACAAAGGCAAGGTAGTCCTCACCTTTGATTTTGAGCGTATGGGTAATTCCGTCGAAGAGAAGCGCGTCAAGATCAAGCACAAGCTGAACTACAGCACCCCGACGCCGCGCGGTAAAGCGTCTGAAGAGGACACAACCGAAACCCCTATGTGGGTCAACAAAGGCGGGAAGCTCACCATCCTCCAGGAGGATCAGGGGCAACTGTTCGGGATCACCGGCGCGGTGGACGGAAAGCTTAAAGCGGCTCAGTGATCCGCAGCAACAAATTCACTGATACCAATTCGATCATCAGTTAATAAGGAATTTCTATGTCTCAGTTAGACAACGGCACATTTCAACAGGTAAAAGACCTGGTTCTTTCTGGCTACCATCTGAATGATATTCAGGGTCTGGCATGTCCAACCGCATTGTTACCTCAAGGAACCAGCGTTGAAAGCCTCGAGCGTTTTTCTCTTGAGCGTTTCCGCTTTCGCGGCGCAATGACCACGACCAGCATTGATGACTTCGCTCGATACTCGAAGGGCTACGCCAGCGCCGCCGAACCCGCCCGTTGCTTTATTGACGCTGACAACATGACCGCCCGATCGGTTTTCAATATCGGCTCCCTGGACAATCCAGGACATGCCGATAACGTTGCCGCAATTACCCTGAAGAAAACAGCCCCGTTCCGCGCGCTGCTGCAAATCGATGGCCAACGTCTGAAGCAAAAGCAAATCGCCGAATGGCTGGAAGACTGGAGCGATTATCTTCTGGCGTTCGATGCTGATGGTAATACGATTCAGATTTCCCAGGCCGCCCAGGCTGTACGCCGGATCACTATTCAGCAGGCAACCCAGCAGGATCATGAAACAGGTGATTTCGCGGGCAAACGTTCACTCATGCAAAGTGTCGAAGCCAGTAGCAAAGATGTCATGCCGGTGGCGTTCGAGTTCAAGTGTGTGCCGTATGAAGGGCTTGGCGAGCGCCGCTTTAGTCTGCGTAACAGCCTGTTGACTGGTGATGAGCCGAGCTTTGTTCTGCGTATCGTCCAACTGGAAGCCCAGGAAGAAGCGATCGCCAACGAGTTTCGCGATCTGCTGATCAGTAAATTCGACGGTGAATCAGTAGAAACCTTCATCGGTAACTTTAAAGCGTAATTGCTCAGCATTAAATCCCCGGCGCCGCGGGGATTTATTGAAGCGTAATTCCTTTATATATCGCCATCTGGCGAGGGATTCGTGCAACCCAAAATCGTGCGGTGCAGCGCACAAATTAAGGAGAACTAACGATGGGTTTTATCCAGACTCTTTCCGGTAAGAAGTTCGATTATATCAACTCCACCATTGACGATATTGATATCGAGGATATCGCCGCCGCGCTAAAATTTCTGTGCCTGCCAGTTGGACAAACATCAAAGCAATTTGGGCTAAAGGTGTTGAGCTCTTTGCAGCAGTATCAAAACAGGAGTCCTTATAACGTGAACAATTTAATGATCGACCTCGAAACTATGGGTAAAAAACCAAATGCGCCGATCGTTTCATTGGGTGCTGTTTTCTTTAATCCTCAATCCGGTGAATTAGGTCCCGAGTTCTATGCGGTAGTCAGCCTCGAAAGCGCTATGGAGTCAGGCGCAGTTCCTGATGGCGATACTATTCTTTGGTGGATGAAACAAAGTGCAGAAGCGCGGGCGGCAATTTGCGTTGATGATGTAATGCCGATCTCCGATGCACTTTCAGAACTGGATCAGTTTATTGTCCGGCACGCCGACAACCCGAAATATATGAAGGTCTGGGGAAACGGTGCCAACTTCGACAATGTCATTTTACGCGGAGCCTACGAACGTGCAGGTTTGTTTTGCCCGTGGGAATTCTGGAATGATCACGACGTTCGAACAATCGTAACCCTCGGTCGCACGATAGGATTCGATCCAAAGCGAGATATGCCATTCGATGGAGACATGCATAACGCCCTGGCCGATGCGCGCCATCAGGCTAAATACGTGTCCGCTATCTGGCTGAAATTGATACCGACCACCAGCACTGATATTTGATGTTACAGCCCGGGTGCAGCCGGGCTAAGTGGAGAAACAGCCATGGCAAAGCTAATGAAGGCGAGTCAATGGGGACGTCGTGAATTCACCAATGACTCAGTCCCTGACAATCGAACTATTAAACGTTGGGTCGAGAATGGTTTACTCATGGGGCGTATCGTGGACGGTTCAGTTTTTGTCTGCGAAACAGAGAAATGGGGTGTCGACTCAATGGTTAATCAAGCAGTTCGCCAGTTAATTAATGAGGGCTGACCATGGCGGCAAGGCCAAGAAAAAGAGAATACCGACATCTGCCAGACTATCTGGTCTTTGATAAAGAACGCGGGGTTTATAAATTCACACTTATTACCGGAAAGAAAAAAAATATTGGTAAGGATCGAGCCATAGCAATAGCTATCGCTAGAGAGTACAACCTGAGAATGAGACCTGAGCTCTCTCCGTCAGTTGATAATCTCATTAGGGAATCTGGTGGGGTTACCGGTGAAGCTAAACCATTTGCTGAACATGTGGATCGCATTATGGCCCGAGCTATTGAGGACGAGCGCCCTTCTCAGAGCACCCTGGATGACTGGAAAAATGACGCTCTACGCGTGAAAGAGTTCTTCGTGAATGTTCCGGCCTGCGATATCGAACTGGAGCACGTTAACGCATACATCAATCAATACCATGTCGGCGCGTCTGCAAACGTGCAAAACAGAAAAGTCAGCTTCCTGAAAAAGCTGTTTTCGTATGCGGTTGATGAATCCCTGATGCTCGATAACCCGGCAACCAGGAAGAAAATGCGCAGGACCGAAGAGAAGAAAAGACAACGCCTGTCTCTCGATCATTTCATGGCTATCCGTCGCGCTGCGGAACCATGGCTAAGAACAGCGATGGACCTAGCGTTACAGACGACACATGCAAGGCTCGAAGTATCGCGGATCCGGTATTCAATTCGGGAACCGAAAAACGGTGTATGTGGTTGTGTCTGGCTCGAACAACCAGAGAATGGAATATATGGAACGCTTTATATCCACCGCCAAAAGGTACAGAAGAAGGAAGCCTCGCATGTTGCGATCCCCATTGGTGATGAACTAAAGCGTATCATTGATGACAGCCGGGATAATGTGGCAAGTCCGTATGTCGTTCATCGACTCCCGGAACGGCAGATAAAACGGAGTAAAGAAGTCTCGCATCCCACGCAGGTAGCCCCTGACTATTTAAGTCGGTCATTTTCTGCTATACGCGACAAACTCGGGTTATGCGATCACCTCGCAATGGATGAAAGGCCAACATTTCATGAAATTCGCGCGCTTGCAGCTCATCTATTTGACAAGATAGGGGTAGATCCACAAAGTCGAATGGCTCACAGCGATGTAAAATCAACAAAGATTTATACCCAAAATCATATCGACTGGGTCTGTGTACCTCACGCAGAAATTTTAGCGGAATTTGAAATTATTCAAAAGTTTCGCTAGTTTCCCTAGATAAGTTTCAGTTCGCAGGTCAATAGTTTCTTCCTTCATAGAATCATTTTCAGTTCGCAGGTCAATAGTTTCTTCCTTCATAGAATCATTGACCTGCTCGAAAAGTTCAAAATCGAACCAAGAAAGATGAGAAATTTCATCTGATCGAAATAATATATCCATATTTTTAACTTTATATTTTTTCTGAGAATCAGATGTAATAGCCGAACTCACTGTTACTTCAGAAGGATAGGAATTCGTAAATGTAATAGACAGGGTGTCTTTATCTCTATAACCAGACATAAGAGGGAAAATTGATATATAGCTATTTGGAGCTTCACTTTCTGTAGGCTCCTGAATCCCGTTTACTATGCCTACATAAACCTTTCTTGAAGACAAGGTGATCAGCATTGGCGACTTAGGATTACTTTCCAGTGCATCTAGAAGCATGCTATCCAAAGTTGAATTGGAAATGGTTTTTCTTAAAACACGAAGCTTTTTGGCGTGTAGAACATTTTCATGATGTTGTTTTTCACAAAAAAAACCTAGTACCATATTCTTCGCCCAAATTATAACCACCCAAATTAAAGAAACTAAAATTGATGACAATGAAATTAGAGAAAGCCATGTCTCAGCTTTATTATCATTTATTATTTTTTTAATATTAAGAGTATCAGCCAACATTCCTATTGGATGAAAATTTGGAAAAAAAAACTTTATTATAACCGCTGCTATGATTACAAAAACAACGCTCATTGTGCCATGAGCAGCAACTTTTAAGTAGAGAAGTTGTCCATCACATCGATGCAACTGATAGTAATGATATAAATTAGCGACTACAAGAATGTAGCCGCTAACGAGAATGGGAATTAGTAGTAAAGCGATCAATTAACTAAGCCTTTTCCTTTGCCTTTTGCTGAATCTGAACTTTTACTGTACGCCCTACAATTGCTGCTGCACGTTGCTGCATATCCCTTACTTCTGGGAGATTGGCGATTTCCTCGGAAGGTATGTAAGCACCGCCTCTCGAACCAACTCTGATGCGAGCATAATCTACCATGTCATGGAAAGGTCTTTGTTTGATAATTGCCATTCACTCCTCCTCGTCATGCTGAGGTTTCAACACAATCTTATGTCAAGGAAGAAACCGTGGCAAACTTTTATCAAAAAAAATGGTTGTGATCAAAAGGTAAAAGCATTATGGGGTAAAACATCATGTAACCCATTGATGGGTATAGCGCGAATTTTGCGAAAAAAGCACTGTTTGTTTATACATACGAATGGTTAACGACACCAGGCACGGAGCGACTTACAGAGCTTTAGAAGCGGTGTCATGGGGTGTCGGGGGTCGGAGGTTCAAATCCTCTCGTGCCGACCAAAATTCCCCAGAAAAACCAGCCTTCAACGGCTGGTTTTTTTATGCCTGTGGTTTAGCATCATCTCACGGAACGATGATGCTCTCATAAATGTGGGTTGGCGATGTCGGTTAAATTAAATCAATTTTAATATCATAGCTTTCCAACCCCGTCATTTTTTCACGGGCAATAAACTGGATGTCAGCGACTTCCTTACCTGTCTTTTTTTTGAGTTCTATTATTTTTTTAGTAATGAAATCAGAAATTTCCGCTTCTGCTTTTCTTTTTAACTCTTCGGTTTTCATTATGCACCTCTTCTGGTCTGTAACGGCATCTTTCCCGTCAGATCCTGTGATTCATATGATAACTTGTACTACCATTTATATATAAACGATAAGATGGAAAGTTTCAATAATCAAGAGGTTAGTGAATATTCTTTGACCTAATCTCGCTCAAGAATCGCACAATGCTTCACAGCATAACGGTACTCATGAATTAATTAACGGTCTTTATTTACAGAGTTTAGATGCAGATTCTAAAATTTCTTCTGAAGACACAGTCCGATCAGAGGCCACATAAATAGTTTTGTGATCTCCTGTAATAGATGGAAAACCTGCGGACATGACTTGTAGGCGGGCTTTTTCCCCATTCGGGTACTCACACATTATTGTAGTATTAGCCTTCATTATTGACATTACTACCGCCGATGCTGAGTTAAAAAAAACTATTACATTTTTCAT